GCAGTTTAAAGTTGAGTTTGAATGTGAGTTTTTAGGATCAGTTGATACTTTGATTGCACCTTCCAAATTGAAAGCCATGGTGTATGAAGATCCAATACAGAATAATGGACATCTGAATGTATATAAAGCACCAGAAAAGGGAAGAGATTATATCGTTACTGTAGACGTTGCAAGGGGTGTATCAAAGGATTATAGTGCCTTTGTGGTTTTTGATATTACAACTTTCCCATATTCAATTGTTGCAAGATATAAAGATAATGAAATCAAACCTATGTTATTTCCTTCGGTTATACATGATATTGCACAAGCATATAATGATGCGTATGTATTGGTGGAAGTAAATGATATTGGAGATCAAGTAGCAGCTATTTTATTTTATGATCTTGAGTA